TAGCGTCATATGCGCGGTATGCGTTCATAGCTCGCTCCTGAAATTTGGTTGTAAGAATCCCCGGCGCGATGAAAGCCGCCTGATAGCTCAGTTAAATTCTTCGTTTCGATTACCGGCTGAGACCTTGTCCCAACCCGTTCAGATAAACTTCAACCAGCAAGTCGGTTGTGTAAGTCCGCTCAATCCCGCGATGCAGGTACAGGCGGCCGCGTTTATTTGCTGATGCTGTCCAGGTGCTTTCCCGATGCTTAACGAGCATCCCTGGGAGAACGGCGCCGCGGTTAACGGTCTGTGTCCCGTAATGATGACTAACCATTGAACACCCCAGTGAAATGCATAATTTCGACAGCCAGACCAGCCCAGAAAACCACACCAATGGCCAGCGCGATAACCAGTGAACGAATGCCGTTTCTGCTCATACCGCACCCCAGCACTGAACGCTTACGAATGCGACCAAAGCCAACAACAGTGCCACCTTCACCTTGAATCTGTTCCACGCAGGAACCTCATGTTCTCGGATCATCTCTTCACCTTTGCCTTATCGCGGCTAACGGGACGTTTTGACTTCACCCCGGCGTTGCCGGTGTTGTTTGGATGAGATGATAATGTACTAATGGTTCATCAATGTAAAGTACCAAAAGTACATTTTTAATTTAGCAATAGTTCATTTCAATGTAAGCCAATGAACTTAAAGTATATTTATTTTACGTTTTGTTTTTGGTGATGGTTGTTTGGCAGTAGAGCTGGCACTGGACGTGCTGCTGCCGAGGGAAGAGTAGGGCAATAAAAACCCGGCGCGGTGACCGGGTTTATGGTTTTTTGAGGTATAAATTAATGAGAAATGTTATCACGGGCATGGCGATCGAAATGAATAATATCCCCAGCAGCCAAGACTTCACTCCGTCGACTTTCGAGTCTACAAAATCCTTGCCTGCCTTGGCTGTTAAGTTCGCATCGATATCTATAAGCTTCTGTAATACAACTTTAATGTCAGAGTTTGCACTTGCTGTATTCGTTGCAATGCCTTTCAGTTCTGACTTTATGTCAGACACATCCGTTTTGATGTGAGCAACTTCGGCTTCAAGAACTGCTAACCGTGTTTCCATATTGTCTCCCCCACCAAGTGTTGTTGAGGAAGTATCGCTTGAAATGCTAGATGTGACAAGCTTTCCTGGATTATCTCCAAAAGTGGAAGCACATATGGCCATGATGGCGGTAGCTCGTTCCTGCGTCGTTGACGAAAACTCAATGCCAACGGAGGCGCCTGTTTCATCGCTGTAAGCTACAAACAAATTGCCAGTTTTCTTTGACGGGGGAACGTGTGTTCCAATAGTCATAGCTAGCTTCCTGTTATTTTTTTTCTTCGAATATACCTTTTAAAGAATCATAAAACTTCTTAGCCTTTTGTTGGCTAATTGTGATCATGGCAACTTTTCTTTTCTCAAGATTGGTGATGTTGAGGGTACCTTCTTCAAAGCCCACTACCGGGTAGTTATCCATAAAAATTAAGGTCATGACCTCCTCGCCATCAAGGTTTGTACCTACCGTGACAACTGAGTCAGCTCGTCCTTGAAAAAAGTTCGACGCTTCTGGGACATCGCCAGTTGCTAACATTTTTATATCGCGAGTGCTCATTTCTATCCCCCTTCATGTAACGATTAAATTAATTTATCTCATGCGGTGTGCCGACCATCACCCAAACAGCTCATCAGGCCACCATAAGCACGATAGCAACAACCGAGAGCAAAGTAACCACGCCTACTATCAGATATTCTCTCATCACCCAAACACCTCATCAGTCCGCTGGCTGGCTACCCATGCTTCCTGTACGTCTTCGGCATTACCAAAAACACATCGAACTACCGGTCTGGCTCACTCAAAGTCATCCCGCTCATCCTTCCGCTTGAAGAAAACTTTATCCAGCCTGAGCACTATCCCAACCAGTCCGATAATCAGTAAAGTAATGAGTATTGGGATAATCAGATCAGACATGCTTCCTCTGCGTGCTAAGGCTTTACCCATGCTTCCTGTACGTCTGCGGCATGCTGCCGATCACCTTGCCGAACACGAACACCCTGTTCATCTCGTCTTTCTCGATCGGGTCCCAGGCTGCATAGCTCTTGTTATCTGAGATAACCAGCAGCTTGTCCTTCATCTTCTGCAGGCGCTTCACGTGAGCAGTGTCGTCGTACAGGAACGCGTATATCCCGTCGCCGTCAAAGCTCTTAACGCTGATGTCGACGAACAGCAGATCACCCGGCTCAATCGTGCCGGACATGCTGTCACCCCGGACGTTGATGATCCGGATGTTCTCAGCCTTACGCCCATCGAACATGTGCCGGGCTTCCGCTGGCGCATATTCAACGGAGTGGAGAATCTCCACGAACTCCTGATTGATAACCCCGGGGCCAGCGCTAACCGTTATATCCAATAGGTCAATGCGAAAGACATCCTTAAGGGTTTGGGTTGCCTCTGTATCGATTCCATCCTCATCGACATCACCGAGCAGATACGACGCTGACGTACCAATGTGAGACGCCAGTGCTTTCAGCGTTCCGCGTCTTGGAATCGACTCTCCATTGAACCATTTGCTTACGGCCTTAGGGGTCAACTTCATCCTCTTGGCGATCTCAGCCTGTCGACCATGTGGTATCAGTCCAGCTTTATCGCAGGCCAGCGCTAGCCTCTGAGAGAATTCTTTTCGCGCTCTTTCTTCATGAACCATATGTTCAATCATAATATCACTTGCGTGAACTATCAGTTCCGACTTAATATGTACTTACAGTTCATTATTGAGGGTTAAACATGGCACCGAATAGTCTTGGCGAAATCATCAAAAAGATTCGGGTTCCTGTCGTAGCTGAAGCCTGTGGTTGCTCGCCGCGCGCAATTTACAAATGGATTGCTAACGGAAGCCTGCCGAGGACGGATTACACCGACGAAACCAACTACGCAGAAAAGATCGCTCTCGCTTCTGGCGGCCAGTTTACCGCTGCTCAGATCCGGGAAGTCAGCAAGCCTAAAGCCGCCTAACCGGCGGCCTTTCAATCAACACCAGAGGAAGTATCACAGATGGAGAGTTCAACGACACGCAACAAAGTGGAGGCTCGCAGGATAGAAAGCTGGTTACACAGCCAGATAGCTGAACTGGGAACCACGAATATCGCCAAAGTGGCCGGAGTGAATAAGTCGACGGTGAGTCGCTGGCGGGAAAGTCTGCTGCCGAACATGTCGCTGCTGCTGGCCATTCTGATTTCTAACAGGCCGGGAGAGAAAGGTGACTTTGAAGCATGAGTGGGAACAGAAAGGCGAAAGCCGCAGTGGGCAAACACTAACGGCTTTCAGGTGCAAAAACGAAGAGGTAATTGCGAGGTAATTATGCCTGGTAAATCTGTAAGAGTAAACAATCCGGAGGTAGCACGTGAGCATGTCACTTATGGCGAAAGCAATGGGGGTCAAAGTGGGAAACTCACTGCGTAAGCTCGTTCTTATCAAGCTGGCCGACAACGCCAACGACAAGGGCGAATGCTGGCCTTCGTATCAACACATTGCCGATCAGTGCGAATGCAGCAAATCCGCTGTTCGCAACCATATTGATGCGCTTGAGGATATGGGTCTGCTCAAGCGTGAAAATCGCGTTGGGGTCAATAACGGGAAAGGTAATACATCCAACGTGTATTATCTGAACCTTGATGCTACCCCTATGCCATCAAAAAGCACAGGGGTATGCCATGAAATAGCACCCCCTATGCCATCTGATGGCACACCCCCTATGCCACCAGATGGCACCAGAACCAGTCACTCTTTTGAACCAGTCACTGAACCAGACTCTCTCTCTGCGCGAGGGCAGTTTATCAGCGAGGCTGCAAAGCGACGGATCGGGATTTCACCCAACGGGGAAATACCTTTCCCTCCTGCCTTCAAGCCATCGGCAGATCACATTGCGATTGCCTCGGAGAAAGGGATCAGCATTGAAACCGAGTTGCTGAACTTTCGTGATTATCACCAGGCCCGCGGCACAAAGCTTATAGACTGGAACTCGGCATTCCGGGTGTGGCTCAGGAACGCGAGAGTTAATCCGCTTTCCGGGCGCCAGAGAAGCGAACCTGATTCCCCACACTGGAACAGCCCTGAAGGCTGGAAGGACTTCATATGACCGCTCAGCTTATGACCGCGATCAGCAATCGCGATGGTGATGCGCTGGCCAGAATGGCCGCAGGTAGCACGGAGCCGCAGAGGCTTCTCGATTTCGAAGCTGAAAGGCTGGTTGACTCCCTGTTCCGTCAGCTGAAGCAGATCTTCCCGGCGTCAACGCAGACCAATCTGCGCACCGACGCCGAAGAGAAGACAGCGAAGCGCCAGTGGATTGCAGCTTTTGCCGAAAACGGGATCCGCACCCGCGAGCAGTTATCCGCAGGAGTGCGACATGCGAGAGCCAGCGAATCGCCGTTCTGGCCATCGCCGGGCCAGTTCATCAAGTGGTGCAAGGACAGCGGCACCGTGCTGGGAGTGACTCTTGTCGACGTGATGAACGAGTTCCACCGTTACAGCCGTGAAAAAGGGCTGCATACCGGCGGTGCTGAGCGCTTCCCGTGGTCTCACCCTGTCATGTACTGGGTTGTTACCGATACCCGGCGAGCAATGTACCAGCGCCAGCTCAGCGAGGCAGAAACCGAGAAATATGCCGCTAAAAAGCTGGAAGACTGGGCGCTGAAAGTCGCCGCCGGAGAACAAATACCGTCGCCGGTACTGGCTCTGGAGAACAACCAGGAAGCTATTCCGACAAACCATGTCAGCCGTCAGCAGGGGTTTCACCCTGAAGGCAAAAGCTTCGGATGTATGCCAAGCGCGGCATCGCTCGGCGCGTTAACTCCGGCTCAGTGGCTGCGGGATGAATACCTGCGCGGGAAAGAGAGAGGGCTTATCTGATGAAAAAGAACTCGGGCAAACAAGCCGTTATTAACTTCATCGGCCAGCATCCAGGCTGCAGCTTTCAGGATATCCGCCGCGGTACCGGCCTTGACTCTTCAGTGGTCAATTCCTCCCTGTGGCAGATGCACCGTGACGGCCAGGTTAAGCGAGAAGGTGAGTGCAGGAGCTACCGCTACACCCTGATTGACACAACAGCTGTAACCGAAAGCGATCCATCGGTTCAGTATCGCCAGCGTCCTGGCGGCGTAAACCCAATGACTAACCTGTTTAACCAGTGCCTGGCGGGAGTAAGAAAATGAAAAACGAAATCGAATTCAAATTTGGTGATTACGCAACCATCGAGCAGAAACGCCACGGTGTACCTAACGAGATGTTTGTTCATAAGGTGGTTGGTCAGCTTCGTTCTAACACCTGGGTTGATGTTCCGGTGAGAGTTCCGGCGACTGAGACGCTGCACGGTGAGATGGAGGACATTTGTCTTTGCATCTGCTGCGGAATTGACGAGACCAAAGTTCGCCGTTATCGCGTCAAGGATATGCGACGCCATTCTCCTGTCTCTTTGGTGGCTGATGAAAAGAGCGGGTCGACTATCACACTACAGGCAGTAAACGAGCTCATCGCCGCTCTGGAGAACGCAGGCGAGCTGTCGATCAGAGAGCAGAAGTTCCTGAAGCTGGCGAAAGCGTACCAGCAGCTGGCTGCGGAGAATGTGGCTCTGAAAAAATCAGCGCCGGCACCGTTCAGTAAGCTGATGATGGAAGCGCTTGATACTTATCATTCGAAAGCTGAAGACGTGCCTGAGTTGGCCATGCTGAGCGCATACGTAAAACTGCGCGATGGGCTAAAAACCCCCGCCACCGATCGCATCGTAGCCGGCTTTAAGGCTGATGGTGTAGCAGAACGGGAAAAGACCATCACATTCACGGCAGCTAAAAAGCGCACGCAGGATGGAGTAGCGTTAATCGCTATCGGCAAGCCTTATAAAATTCACAACGATGATGTGATCGGCGAATTCTTCATCGGTGAGCGTGGTCGTTACGGCGTAATCACCATGGACAGACTCAATTACTTCGCAACGTCTGATGAATACGCATGGGCTTTTTCGCTGCGCGAGGAGGCCGGCAAATGACAGAACAAACCATTCTCGACATGTGCTGCGGCTCCCGCATGTTCTGGTTCGATAAGCAGGACGAGCGCGCTGTATTCAGTGATATCCGCTCCGAGCAGCACACACTGTGCGACGGACGCAGCCTGGTTATCAGCCCGGACATTATCGCCGACTTCCGCGCGCTGCCGTTCGCTGACGCCTCTTTCCCCATTGTCGTGTTTGACCCGCCGCACCTGGAACGTGTTGGCGAAAACGCCTGGATGGGTAAGAAATACGGTCGCCTGAACAAAGACACCTGGCGCGATGACCTGCGCGCGGGTTTCAAAGAAGCGTTCAGAGTGCTGCGGCCACACGGCGTACTCATCTTCAAATGGAATGAAACCCAGATACCGGTTAGCCAGATTCTGGCGCTCAGTGACGAGAAGCCGGCTATCTGGCAACGCACAGGGAAAGCGGACAAAACGCACTGGGTAATTTTCGTGAAGGGGGCCGACAAATGAGCAACCGTATCCCTAACTTCGGCTGGAACCGCCTGAAGCTGGCAACGCTCACCTATGAGCAACTGGCTCAACTGGAAGAGCAAGTGAAGGCCGAGCACGCCTGCAAAAACGGCATTCACCTCTTCGACAAAGCCGGTCAGCGCAAACTCGATGCCCTTAGCTGGGCAGTATACAACAAGCAGAAGGCGGAGCGTGCCGCATGACAACTGATATCACCGAACTGGCGCAGAGCCTGAAAGCGGCAGCAGAGAAGGCCACCCAGGGGCGCTGGGAATATTACCCGGGAAATACGAGCATTGAATATAACGTTGACTCGATGGATGAAGACCAGGGTTCAATCGTTTATGTCGATAGTGGCGACTTCACGCAGGCTCAAACAGACCGTAATGGGGAGTTCATCGCCCTGGCTAACCCTGCCAGCATCCTCGCGCTGGTAGAGGCGCTGGAAACAGAGAAACGTATTTGCGCAACGTGGAGAAAAACAGCTGAGTCGACCAGTGAAAAGCTGGAGAAGGCGCAGGCAGCCGAGCGCCGTTGGCATCGGGTGGCGTCCCGGGTACATGAGCAGGCTTGCGAAAGCGACGTGAAAATTGATGAGCTTGAGGCCATCCGCGCAGCAGCCGAAAAGCTTGTTCGCTGCAAAGGTCGCTATCACAGCGAGCAGAACTATCGAGCACTGGCGGCGCTGTTTGGTGTGACAACTCCAGACCTGCCGCCGCTGGATAGCGAGTCAAGCGCCGTCACCGTGAAGCTGACCGATATCAATGAGTTCCTGGCAGAGGTTCACGATAAAACGCTAAATCGGGCCTTCCGGCTACTGGCTGAAGGTGTGCGTGCTGGCGATGTCGCCGCTATGCGCGCCGCTGGCATCAAGGTGGAGGCTGAGTGATGTTTAAAATCGAAAGTTCCGAACAACGCCTCAAGCGGGCTCTCACAGAAAACGCCGGTAAATTCACCATCGACGAAGACGGCGGAATCCATACCAACTGGCAGCATCCCGAAGTACAGGCAACTATGCGCAGGCACTTTGAGGCGCTCAGCAAAATTAAGGTGGACCGGAAATGAGCGAATTTTCACGAGAAACACTACTCAACATTATCGAGACTGACCATGTGCAATGCGGTGAGGCTTCGGCATTGGCCCGCATGGCGCTGGCCGCAATGGACAGCGAGCCAGTTGAGATGCCTCTCGACTACCTGCAGGGGCACAAAGACGGTCTGGAGTGGGCCGCCCAACTGGCAGAGTCCAATCACCCTCAGACCGGAGACTGGCTTTACGATGACCCTATCGAGCTGGCAAAAGCTATTCGCAAAGGTCCAGATATGCCTCCATCGCAGCCAGCTCTGGACACCAAGCCGGTGGCGTATACCGACGAGCGCAACCTGGGCTATATCGACCGAGGGAGGGAGACGGCGTATCTGTGGGGCAAGCAGAATTCTGAGGCTTCAGACGTTGCGCTCTATCGCCACGCGCAGCCGGTGCCGGTAGTGCCGAATGAAATAAAGCACCGCATCGGTGGATTGGATTGGGGATGGGAAGGCGAGTTTAATCGCGGCTGGAACGCCTGCCGCGCCGCCATGCTGCAGGAATTAAAAAAAAGTGCAGGAACTGAAGCGATCTGCAGGAGTGACGAAAATGTGCAGGTGCTGCACACCAAATCTCAGGCGCAATCCGATTGCTGCCCGGCGCAAAACGTCGTCGTTCCAGCGCAAAGCCCAATCGATCACGGTTATCTACCAGAGTGCGAATGCTCAGGGTGCAAGGCTACTGCCAGAATCTGCGCTGAATTAGCTGGCAACTCTCAGGTAATTCCGGATGGTTACGTGATGGTGCCTATGAGGTTAACTGCTGAGAACGGCGCGAAAGGCGCGCTATCAGGTGAGTTTTCAGAAACCAAGTTCGTAAACTGTCCGGAATGCTTTGGTGATGATGAGTGCGAAACCTGCGACGGCAGCGGGAGAATTGAAATCACAGTACCTGTCACCTGGACAACTATCAAAGAAATCTGGGCTAAAGGCGTTGAGCATTTCGCAGCCGCCCCGCAGTCACCCGGCAGTGAACCGGCCACCGTGCCGGGTAAATGGATTCCGGTAAGCGAGCGGATGCCAGACCGTGAAGTTGACGTTCAGGTTTACTGCCCAGATAAGAAGGAGCAGATGGTTGCCTACCTTGAGCGTAATGAGCTAGAGGGCTATTTCAGGTTCGCAACGTGGCGCACTGGCGACGGTATTTATTGCCAGCCTACCCACTGGATGCAGCTGCCGGCTGGGCCGCGGGAGGTGAAAGGTGAGTAATGTGCGCGATGAAATCAGGACCTTCGACCTTGACAGATTACGCTCTCTTCGTGAGTTCGTGGGTGACCTTATAGCCAGAAAAGAAGAAGAGCCACGCAGAACGGTATGGCGTGTCTGCTCTGACGGTATCTGCTACGGCAATTTCAGGGAAGAGGAATACCTCAAGGCAGTAGCGTTTCTCGCGGAGAAGGCTGCCGAAATTGACGCAGACCCGACATCAGACAGAAGAGATAGACGCATGGAGATTTTATCTCATCGCGTCATCGAGTCGGAATATGAGGGGTGGTTTGATGCCTAAATCCCCCGCAGAACGTAAATCCTCCAGTTGAAATCAAACCCCTCTCCTGAGGGGTTTATCGTATATGCTCATTTTGCTTTTATCCCCATGACGGGCGATAATTACCTGGTCAGTCTGGACAACTGACAACTTTACCCCGGCGCCAAGTGGGGACACATGGCGCAAACACTGCAATTTGAGAAGAGTTATCAAAACGTACTGATTCCCGCAGAACCGGGAACCAGCGAATACCTGCAACTTATCCCCGTAGGGCAACTGCTTTGCGGTGAGTTCCGCAAGCCCCGGAATTACGCATTCCACAAGAAGTTCTTCAAGCTTCTGACTCTCGGGTATCACTACTGGACGCCTTCCGGTGGCCTCATTGAGCCCGCTGAGCGCACCCTCATATCCGGGTTTATCGACTTCCTCTCATCCGACTTCGATCAGCGCGCTGCGCTCCAGAACGCCGCGGAGATGTATCTCTCCTCTGTCGGTATTTCTCGTTCCCGCGATATGGCGCTGCTGAAACACTTCGAATCATTCCGCGAGTGGGCAACCATTCAGGCTGGATTTTACGACGAATACCAGATGCCTGACGGCAGCCGTCGCCGCGTCGCAAAGTCGATCTCCTTCGCCAGCATGGACGACAGCCAGTTTAACGGCGTCTACAAATCAGTGCTGAATGTGCTCTGGAACTACATTCTGCGTCGCAAATTCCACTCGCCGGCTGAGGCTGAAAACGCCGCCAGTCAGCTGCTGAGCTTTGCGGGGTGATGGCGATGAAATACTCATGGTTCCAGCATCCCGACTGCACAACCGAGCAGGCCGAACAGTTAGTGTCCAGATATCAGGCGCGAGGCATTGTCACAGAGAAAAGCCTTAACCCGGATTATCTGAGCTGGACGGTCAGCGCCAGGCTGCCGGTTTGTGTTCGCCCGGAGCATACTCCGCGATCACTTCGTCAACGTATATGGGGGTGAGCATGGCCAATCTTCGTAAAGCAGCTCGCGGTCGTGAATGCCAGGTTCGCATCCCGGGCGTCTGCAACGGCAACCCTGAAACCACGGTATTGGCCCATATCCGCATTGCTGGATTGTGCGGGACCGGGATTAAGCCGCCTGATCTGATCGCCGCTATCGCCTGTTCATCCTGTCACGATGAAATAGACCGCCGCACGCGCCTGGTAGATGCGGAGTATGCGAAGGAGTGCGCGCTGGAGGGAATGGCCCGAACGCAGGTTATCTGGATGAAAGAGGGGCTGATAAAAGCATGAACCAATATCGCATTTCATTACCCTGGCCGCCAAGCAACAACCGCTACTACCGGCACAACCGGGGACGCACACACATCAGCGAGGAAGGGCAGGCATACCGCGACAGCGTCGCCAGAATCATCAAAGACTCGATGCTTGATATCGGCCTGGCCACGCCACTGAAAATCCGTATTGAGTGCCACATGCCGGATCGCCGACGCCGTGACCTGGACAACCTGCAAAAGGCAGCATTCGACGCCCTGACGAAATCGGGATTTTGGCTCGATGACCAGCAGGTTGACTACTACAGCGTGAAGAGAATGCCTGTCGTCAAAGGTGGGCGGCTTGAGCTGACCATTACCGAAATGGAGGCCGCATGAATCGTGACGTTATCGAACGCATCCGCGACCGCTGGCAAAAGCTCCGCCTCTGCCGGCACCGCGGCACCGTACTGGTTGACTACAAAATATTACGCAATTTCGTCCGTATCTATAAGCGCCTGGGAGAAGCAGCATGACAGCTCAATACTTGGAATTTGTTCGCCAGCAGCTGATAGTGGCCACCGCCGATCTGAGCGGTGCGACGAAAGGGCAGTTGATTGCCTTTGCAGAGAACGCACAATTCACCGCTACGGCGCGCAGCCGGGGAAGGAAGAAAGTCGCCGACCCGGTAACCGGCCGCATGGTAAACCCATCCAGCCCGCCAATTCCCGGGCAGCAGTCCCGCGCTAAGGGTTCATCAATCGCTCTCGTACTGCCCGTTGAGTATTCGACGGCAAGCTGGCGACGGGCTCTGCTGTTGCTGGAAGAGCATCAGAAAGCTTGGCTGCTGTGGAGCTACAGCGACAATATCCGCTGGGATCACCAGGAGACAATCACCCGGTGGGCGTGGGAGCAGTTCAGTCAGCAACTGGCCGGCGTGCGCATCGCAAAGAAAACGGTTGATCGCCTGCGTCAGCTTATCTGGCTGGCGGCGCAGGACGTCAAATCCGAACTAGCAGGGCGGGAGACGTATGAATACCAAAAGCTTGCCGCCCTGGTCGGAGTGACCCCGAAGAACTGGTCAGAAACGTTTACCGAGCGGTGGGAGGAGATGAAAACAACCTTGCGGCGCCTTGATAGCGATTCTCTTTTGCAGGTAACGCGATCACGTTCACAACAAAAGGCGACAAATTTAGACTCAAGTCTTGCAAAACTGGATTAAATGCGTCATATTTGAGTCTACTTTGATATGCTGCCTTAACTTTAAGTGGCGGCATGAAGATGATAGTCACATACCAGTTTGTAAAATTAGCCTCGGCATTCCGCCGGGGCTTTTTTATGCCTGTGATCCGGTCAGGACTTTTGAGTTAATGCGTGCTGCACGACACGCAGAGGCTCATACGCGAGAGTCCTGAACCAGATTGAAGTTACTCAGCAATAAGAAAACTTCATGTCATCATTTGCTTATATCTTATTGACCAGAAAATTAACGTGTTGTTAATCTATTCGTGTGGTGAATCCCCCTATGCGGAGGGGCATTGCCTGTCTGATATGTTTTTTTTGCGCATTGCGAGTCGTCTGTGGACTGGCGGCGACTTACCGGGAGGCACCCGGCACCACACCTAATAAAAAATGATGATAGCTGTAAGGCCCACTTCGGTGGGCTTTTTCTTTGGGCAAAAAAAAGCCAGCATGGTTTCATGCAGGCAAGGCAGTTACATTTAGATTTTGTCCCGGTATATGTTTTTTTGTCCGGAAGTCGAAAGATACTGTCTCGAATACATTTTGTAAATAACGGATTCAAATCACAAGGCCATGCATTTGCATGGCTTTTTTATTATCAGGTCCCGCGGGAATCATCATCGACACGCTTCGTTGTTAAATCCAGCCCGACGGGCCTGACCCTTTCAAACACACAGCTTCCCGATCTTCCATCGGAGGCGGTAACTATGGCTAAACGTATGCAAGACAAAGAGAGCATTGCCGGGATGTCCTGGCTGGTTCTGCTGATCATTGCTTGCTGGGGTGGACTTGTCCGCTACCTGATAGATGTGAAGCAGAGCAAGGCAACATGGAGCTTGATCAATGCTCTTGCCCAAATGGTGGTTTCAGGGTTTACCGGCGTTATTGCTGGCCTGGTGAGCATTGAAAGCGGACTGAGCATTTACATGATACTGGCCACTTCCGGAATTAGCGGGGCAATGGGTTCTGTTGCTTTGACCTATTTCTGGGAACGCATTACCGGAGTTAAGGCGCCATGACAGCAGATCAGATTATCGAGGGGATCCTCGGCAAGGAGGGTGGTTATGTCGATCATCCGTCGGATAAAGGCGGGCCGACCCGCTGGGGCATCACGCAGACCACCGCGCGTGCACATGGCTACACCGGTGATATGCGGAACCTGCCCAGGGAAACAGCAAAGCAAATCCTGCTGAGCGATTACTGGACCGGCCCCCGGTTTGACCAGGTGGCAGCTCTATCTACGTTACTGGCAGATGAGCTTTGCGACACTGGCGTGAACATGGGGCCATCTGTAGCCAGTAAGTTTTTCCAGCGCTGGCTGACCGCAATGAATATGCGCGGAAAGCTGTATCCCGATCTGATTCCGGATGGTGCCATTGGTCCCCGAACCATCACCGCGCTTAAGGGATACCTTTCCGCCCGCGGGAAAGAGGGTGAACAGGTTCTGTTGCGTGCGCTGAACTGCAGCCAGGGTGCCAGATACCTCGAACTGGCGGAGGGCCGCGAAGCCAACGAGGATTTTCTCTACGGCTGGGTTAAGGAGCGTGTCCTGTGAAGATGATCATTTTCGCTTTGCTTGTGCTGGTGGCTGTGCTCGTTCTGTTACTTCTGCGCAAATATACCCGGCTGGAGTTCGTAGGGCATGCCAGCTTGCTGCTGAAAACGTGGTCTGTAAAGCTGGGGGCTATCGGCGCGCTGGTTGGTGTATGGGCGCAGTCGTTCCCGGATGCTGCGCTGCACGCCTGGGCGGTGCTGCCGCCGGATATCAAAAACATCCTGCCGCCAAACATCGTTGCGTTGATTAGCCCTGCGCTGGTGGTGCTGGCCGTACTATCGCAATACGTACGCCAGCCAGCATTGAAAGAAAAGGCCGACGAACTGAAGGAGCAGCAATGAGCTTTGAAATTATCGCGGGACTGGTGGTCGTCATCCTGGGTGCTATTGCTGGCGCGTTCGGCATTGGTCATGCTCGCGGGGCCAGTAAGGCGAAAGCCAAAGCTGATCAGCAACGTACCGAAGAGAACGCCGCTGCTACTGTCGCCGCGGCAGAACGCCGTGCTGAAGTCACGAAAGGGGCAAGCGATGTACAGGAAGACGTTAAGCGTATGGGCGATGACGATGTTGATCGCGAGCTGCGCGAAAGATTTACCCGCCCCGGTAGTCGTTGATACGGCCTGCAGTTGGGTGCGGATCATTTACCTGACTGACCACGATATCGACGTGCTGGATAAGCAGACCAAGCGCGACATTCTGGCGCACAACAAAGCAGTGCAGGCCAATTGTCCGCAACATACAGTGAAAGGCGCAAGATAAGTAAACATAAAGCCCGGCATATTTAATGCTTAATATTCAATCGCTCACCTCAATAAAAGTTTTGAAAACGTGGCATTCAAACAGTCAGCAATGAAATGTTTGTATCTAATCCAGTGGTGGTCATGCACTATAGGCTCTCAAACCACTCTTAACTAAGTAGCCACTCATGACAGTAAATTCACTACCACGACTTCCATGCGGTTATCGTTACGGCAATGAGCGCTCGACCTGGCCTCCGGCTGATGGGGAATTTTTTCCCCCACAAGGGTGTGTTATAAAATCTGTTCATTTTGGGGATGGAATGGTTATTTATGTTCCCATCCAGCGCTACATTAAAAATTTAGACCTATGGGTCAATGCTGAAGGAACCGTCGAATAAATTGTTAGTTACCGGCCTCATCCGGGAGCGCTGGGAATAGCCATCAAAAACCAGCACAGATACCTGTTGCTCTGGTTGAATGTTCCGGCAAGTTGAAAATGATTGGTTCTATGAGCTCTTTCGATATTTAAATGCTATCGATAACTTAAATGAAGCTATCATCACGTTATCACTGCCAGCCAACACCAAAACGGCAGTGGTCAGTTAAAAAGCAGAAAAGCCTTTCCAGGGTGGCTCCTGAGAGATTTTAGTTTTCTAACTGGTACCAACCAAAGGTCGCATTTTTATGCGGCCTTTTTTATTGCGCGTAACAAACATCCTTAAGGCAACCGTTCTGCTTGTTCAGTCGGCAAGAATTAATGCGAATGCATCACAGAGGCCATTTACTGAGTGGCTTCGATAATGAAAAGGGTGATCGCTCGCCCTTAATATTAACCACGAGCCTCACGACCATCTTCATCTTCAGATACGCGGTATCGCCAGTATCGTTCAGGCTTAACCCAAACCACTTTATCACCGCTTACTTTGCGGAACTGGTTAATGACAGGCGTAGATAAGACCAGATTGCCATCAGCATTTTCTTTCAGAAGTTGCTCATTATCGACTTTGACTAAATAATCAACTACGTCTTGCTGATATAGGCAATCGTCACTTTTCAACTGCGCCATCATCCAGTTCGTCACGTCAGTAAGAGATAACTTCGGCGCGTTTGGGTTTACGGCTTTGGGTTGGTTGCAGTCAATGAGTCCTCTGGGAATCTTGCTCTTTCTTGCTTCCTCCCCGCAAACCACTGGCACCAGTAATCGCCAGTAAATTCCTTGTAGGTGTTAATGATTGGTTCCTGAACAGCCATCGCCGGGCCGGATGAAACTAAATAAACGATATCACCGGTCTTAAATTTTGGTTTGCGTTCACTTATAGACATAAAGCTTCCTTCTTAAATGAGACATACATGGCACTCACAGACAAACAAGAAATGTTCTGTCGCGAGTACCTCATCGATTTAAACGCCACGCAAGCGGCTATTCGGGCGGGGTACAGCGCTAAGACAGCTAATCGCACCGCGTCCGAAAACCTGTCAAAACCTGACATCCAGTCCAGAATTGCTGAACTCAAAGCGCAGCGCAATGATCTGGTTGGTATAAATGCGACATACGTCCTGAATCGTCTTGTTGAGATAGACCAGATGGACGTGCTGGACATCCTGACCGCGACTGGAGAGCTAAAACCAGTAACGCAATGGCCAAAGGTCTGGAGGACGACACTCTCCGGGCTGGATGTCATCGAGATGGCGGCAGAGGGAAACACTACCGCGCTGCTTAAGAAGATTAAGTGGCCTGATAAGGTGAAGAACCTGGAGCTGATTGGTAAGCATATCGACGTCCAGGCGTTTCGCGAGCAAGTGAAAACAGAGCACGTCGTTGAATCAATTTCTGAACTGATGGATTCCTTGTCTCAGGGGGCGTAATGAAGCCTGAGCATCTCAAGCTGCTAGCTGATAAAGACTGGCGGCTGAACAATCTTTACTGGATCACCGACAAAGAAGGTAAACCGACTCGCTTCAGGATGACGCCGGAGCAGCGGGAATACTTCGAGGGGATTCATACCCGCAACATCATCCTGAAAGCTCGCCAGCTCGGCTTCACCACAGAAGTGTGCATCATCCAGCTCGACGCTGCTCTGTTCGAGTCGGCAAAGTGCGCGCTGATCGCCCACACGCTGAACGACGCAAAGCGCCTGTTTCGCGAAAAGGTGAAATATGCCTACGATAAGCTGCCGGCCGAGATAAAGGCAGCCAACCCGGCGAGTAACGACTCAGCCGGTGAGCTGGTCTTTAAGAAGGGCGGATCACTCTACGTCAGTACCTCATTTCGTGGCGGCACGCTGCGTTACCTGCACGTCTCCGAGTTCGGAAAGATATGCGCCAAGTATCCGGATAAAGCCCGTGAAATCGTCACTGGTGCGTTTGAGGCGGTATCGACAGGATGCTTCGCTACTATCGAGAGCACCGCAGAGGGCCGGGCTGGTTACTTCTTCGATTACTGCCAGACGGCAGAGAAAGCGCTACTGCAGGGCAAGCCGTTATCTGCTCTGGACTGGAAGTTTTTCTTCTTCTCCTGGTGGAAGAATCCGCAGTACGCAATTGACCCGGTAGAACCGCTGCCGGCGCGCCTGCTTGAGTACTTCGCTGAGATGGAGGCGAAGCACGGCATAGTCGTTAGTGAACGACAGAAGGCCTGGTATTACGCCAAAGAAAAAACGCTCGGCGACGACATGAAGCGCGAATACCCGACCATTCCGGCCGAGGCGTTCCAGCAATCGGTCGAGGGCGCGTACTACGCCAAACAATTCCGCTGGCTCTACACCAACAAGCGGATCGGCAAAATCCCCGATAACTCACATCTACCGGTTCACACGTTCTGGGATATTGGTGTGGGCGACTCCACGGCGATCTGGTTCGTTCGCGAGGTCGGCGAAGAGTTCCACGTCATCGACTACTACGAAAACTCTGGCGAAGGGCTTCGGCACTACATGAAGGTGCTGAAAGACCGCGGCTATGAGTACGGTGAGCACTGGGGTCCGCACGACATCGAGAACCGCGAGTTTGCAGCTGATGCGAAGTCTCGCAAAGAGCTGGCGCGCGAGGGCTACGAGATTGACGGCCGGATGTATTCGATGAACTTCCGCGTTGTGCCGAAGGCTGGGATCGACACCGGCATTGAGTCGGTGCGTGAAATCCTCAAGTCCTGCGTTTTCGATGAGGAGAAGTGCGCTGTTGGCATCTCCCACCTCGAAGGTTACCGCAAGGAGTGGGACGACAAGCGCGGCTGCTGGAAAGACAAGCCCCTTCATGACTTCACATCGCACGGCGCCGACAGCTTTCGCTACTTTGCCGTGGCGAAGAACAACCGCAAGCAGGTCGGCACAGTATTCTTCTAAGGAGCATCGCCAGTGAGCGAACAAGATAACGGCCTTCAACTGGCTGTGAACAATCTCGCCACTGAAATGCGGCGAGCGAATTACCTTAACGCCATTGGTATCGGCGGGGGCAATACCAAGCGCCCGACGCTCTATCAGGAGTTTGGCTACCCGCGAACCATTACCTTCCATGACTTCTACAACATGTACCGGCGCAACGCCGTCGGATTCGCTGTGGTGCATCGACTTCTGGATGGTTGCTGGCAGGACTATCCGGTCATTGTTGACGGTGATGAAGCGCAGAAAGCGGAGAAAGCAAACGCCTGGGAAAAGAAAGTAACCAAGTTTATGAAGAAGTTGTGGCCGAAGGTGAAGGATGCCGATCGCCGCAATATGGTCGGGCGTTACTCCGCACTGCTGCTGCAGGTGAAAGATAACAAGCCATGGAGCGATCCAGTAGATACCAGGCTGGTGAAATCCCTGGGCGAGTCAGCGCTGGTAAAACTTATCCCGGTATGGGAGCCACAGTTAACTGTCGCAGAATGGGATAACGATCGCCAGTCCGAGACGTTCGGCCAGCCGAAGATGTTCAACTTCAACGAGCAGCCGGTTGGAGACGAGGCGTTCGTCGGACCGACGCGCGGCGAGCCAGTGCATCCGAGCCGGGTGATCCTGTTCTGCGAAGGCTCAGAGGATGACAACGTTCTGTCGGGTATCCCCCTGCTTGAGGCCGGATACAACAAAGGACTCGACCTTGAGAAGATTTCCGGCGGTGGCGCTGAGGGCTTCCTGAAAAATGCCAGCCGGCAGATCGCGGTCGAGTTCAGCAAAGAAACAGACATGGCTACGCTGTCCGATTTGGCGAAGAAGGCTGGTTATGCCGACCTCGGCGAAGCGATGGGCGACAAGGTCAACAAGCTTAACCGCGGCACCGATGCGGCGGCGGTCATGCAGGCCGGGCAGATGCACGTTCTGAGCGTGACACCCGGCGACCCGGGGCCGACGTGGGAGGTCACCGCGAACGAGCTGGCGGCATCAGTGCAAATCCCGTTCACCATCCTGTTTGGCCAGCAGACCGGGCGCCTGGCGAGCGATGAGGATAAAACCGACTGGGCCATTCGCCGCAATACCCGCCGCAACGGCTTCCTGACTGACAGAATCACCGCTTTGCTGGAACGCTTCTGGACCCTGGGCATTATCGATCCGCCGACAAATGGAGAGGTCACCATTTCATGGACCGACCTGCTGGCTCCGGGCGAGAAGGAGAAAATCGAGAATGCTTCAAAACTGGCCGATATCGTCCAGAAAACCTCTGGCTTCTATGGAGGCGAGCCGCCATTCACGGCCAACGAGCTTCGCGAGATTGTAGGCCTCGACCCTCTGCCAGAGCCAAAGCAACCACCTAACCCGAATGACAAGGTGACAACCGATGATCCACTGGCCGATGACACCGGAGCAGGCGGCAACGGTGGGGCTGCCGATAGTTCCGCGCAGCAAGGTTGACCCGACGCGATCGGCGAAGCAGGTCAGCGTGATGTTTCGGGATATCGAGGACCGGTATCTCGGCATCAAGCGCGCACTGAAATCGCTCTTCGATCAGCGCCTAACCGGGAGAGAGCGAGAGGTAAACAGCCATAACTGGCACTTCCTGTGCCACGTTAACGGCGCCGAGCCAACGCTCTACCAGGTCAACGCTGGCAAGTTTATCTATGACATGTCAGCGCAGGAGTTGGCCGACCTGCTTGAAGCGGTACAGGCCATTCTCGACGATTACCTGCTGGAAGGCGGCGAGAAAAACCTGTGGGCGATGGATTACGTCGCCGCAGAGGCGCAGCGCGGCACGCTGGAGGCATTCAACAACCTCTCGCAGCAGTCGCAGGTATATGCCAGCCAGACGACGCTACAGCAGCTTTTAAACAGCCCCGGTTATCTGAACCAGATAGCGGCGGCCAGGCTGACTACTTTTAGCGACTGGAAGGTCATCAGCGATACAGCCCGCGGCGATTTAACCAACATCATCACCGATGCGGTCGCGCGCGGGGTTAACCCACGCGAAACGGCCAGCGTCATCAGCAAGCGCCTCGATGTGTCGATGTCGAAGGCCAAGACCATCGCTCAGACTGAGCAGGTCGGCGCGCTGCGCCAGGCACAATGGAACGAAACGGACTGGGCGGCGGATCGGCTAGGGCTGAATACTGGCTTGCTGTGGCTGTCAGCGCTCAAACCGACGACGCGCAGCTGGCACGCCAGCCGTCACGGAAAGGTCTACACCACCGAGCAGGTGCGAGACTTCTACGCCGAGAACGGCAACCGGTACAACTGCTATTGCAGCCAGATTCCGGTGTTGCTAAACGACGACGGCAGCATTTTCAATCAGGGGTTAGCTGAGAAGCTGGCGAAAGAGCGTAAACAGTGGACCCCGGATAAAAAGGCAGCATAGTTATTTTTTGCATGGGAAAGCACTCGCCAAAGCTTTATATGCAAGCTCAGATGCTGGCTTTGTCCGCAATTCAGGATGGTTATCAAGATATAAACCAACAACGTCTTCTACTTGGCCAACTGTAATGCCAGGCTCTGGGCAAATAGATGTATTCTGAAAGGCATTATAGGTTGCAATGACAAACCCCCTGTACACACCAGCGTCAAGGTAATCCACCGTTTCAGCGTTATTGTTTAAGGCTTTTTTCCTGGCATTGTTCCATGCTGATAGCTGATTTCCATCATAGAAAAAAGCGTAAGACGGTAGAGAAACTGCGAGTAATAGCGAAGCGATAATTTTTTTCATTTTGTTTATGCCTGTTAGGAGTAGTCCTAACTAATAACATATAGGATTCAACGTGAAATTATCCAGCATCCACGTTAAATCCCTCGCCATCAACGCCTCCAACATCTCAACGACAACCATCAACGGCCAGGAGCACTACGTCATTCGTGGTGCGGTACCGATCGTCGATGACATCGTGATGAATGGCGGACTGTACCCGGCGGAGGAGATTAACAACAGCTACCAGACGATGGAAGGCAAGCTGATGCCTCTTCCGCACCCGATGGTAGATGGCAAGTATGTCAGCGCCAATGACCCGCGGGCCATTAACAGCTATCACGTCGGTGCATGGGCGCAGAACGTCAGTAAGTCAGGCGACCAGGTTGTCATGGACGTTTATATCAATAAGGCGGTCGCCGAGACAAAGCCTGACGGTAAGCGACTGATTAATCGCCTTGATGAGATGATCGCTGGCACCAACACCGACCCGATCCACCTCTCTACCGGCTTACTCACGAACAAAGAGAGAAAATCAGGCGAGTCGAAGCAGAAGAAATACTCATGGATCGCTCGCAATATGCAGTTCGACCATATCGCTATCCTGCTCGATGAGCCGGGTGCCGGTACTCCAGAAGAAGGCGTCGGCATGTTCGTGAATGCCGATGGTCAGGAAGGCGAAGTCGAAACTGCAAGCCTCGTTGAAGCCGCAAATAGCCTCAAAGATGGCCTGCTGAACAAAGTGAAGTTCTTCCTCACCCACAACTCAGATGCCTCATTCGATGAAATCTACCAGATGCTGCGTGAAGCCATTCGCGCGCCGTCAGGCAGCGATGTGTATCGCTATGTCGTGACCGTGTGGCCAGACAAATTCATCTTCGAAGAGGGCAATAAGCTCTTCCAGCAAAAATACCTCATCGACGACAGCACGGTCACGCTGGTCGGCGATCCAGTAGAGGTCGTGCGCAAACCCACTGAGTACGAAGTCAAAACCAACGGAGAAACAAACCCGATGAAAGAGAAGATGATCGCCGCGCTCAATGCCGCAGGCGTTAAAACCGAGGGGCTGACCGACGATCAGGTCTGGGATGCCTATAACCAGCAGGTACAGAAGAAAGCAGGCGACCAGCCGGGCACTCAGATTAACTCTGACGCGATTACCGCAGCAGTAAATCTGGCGATTAAGCCTCTGACCGACGAGATCAGCACGCTGAAAACCCAGCTGCAGGCCAACGCTGAAAAAGACCTCAAGACCAAGCGTGAAGCGGTCAAAGCGAAATTCCCGTTCATGACCGAAGCGGCGATCAACTCGCTGGCCGGCGAAGCGCTGAACGACATGTACTCGCAGTGCCAGACCAGCACCGGTCTGAACCCGGCATTCCAGGGGAATGGCGCTCAGAGTGAAATCCTTTCTATGGAGGCTCCTGAATAATGGCTCTCGCACCTCGTTTCCATACCGTAATCGCGGGCCCGGCCCGCAAGAATGACCCGCAGGTCATTGAAGCAATCATGGCGGCAGCAGTGAAGCCAGGATCTCTGGTAATGCTGGATAGCACAGGGAAACTGGCTGTTCACAATGTGGCCGGTGGTGCAGGGGTAGCCCTGGCGCTCCAGCACAATTATATCGGCGGTGGTGATATCCGCGATGCAGTGCCGGCCGGGGATACTGGCGCGGCCATCATGTGCGAAGACGATGTCGATTACCACATGCTGGTAAAGGCTGGCGAAGTGTTGCTGGAAAACGAAGGTCTGGTTTCTGCCGGTGACGGCACACTGGCCAAGTCGACCACTCCAGCCACCGACCAGGTCCTCTTCTTTTCACGCGAAAAGATCACCGTTGGTGCTGAAGCCCAGCTCGTGAAAGTTCGCAAATCAGGGAAAGCTACCGCATGAGCATGATCGTATTTAACAAAAAGCTGGTTACTGAACATAACCAGATCAAGAAGGCATGGAATCAGCTGCTGATGCAGCGCGAATCCTTCAACGTTAACCAGAACAACATTTCCGCCCAGTACGGCGGCGCGCTGGAAGTTAACCAGGCTGCGCTGATCTCTAAAGACTACTGGCGTGAAGTTGACAACATCACCACCCGAGTCTTCCGCAACGACGAAGGCAACGGCCTGCTTGATGACCTGCTCGGTCTCGGTACGCCGATCTCAATCGGCAAGACGGCGGCGCTCTACCGCGTTTCCAGCGACGCTGGCAAGGTTCATCGCACACTGACGGGCCATGTTCCGGAAGAACTGGATAAAGTCATCTACGACGAAGCCGGCGACCCGATCCCGATCTTCAACACCGGCTACAGCCGTGAATGGCGTGAATGGAACGGCATGCAGTCCGAAAACCTTGATGCAATGGCCGATGACCAGGAAGCGCATGTTGCAGCCATCCGCGAAGATATGGCCGACTACATGCTTTCCGGCGATGCGAAGGTGAAGGTGAAGGGCTATGTTGGCGCTGGTATTACCAACCACGCCAACACCAACCAGGTAGACCTGAGTGCATCCGGTCTGAATATTGACCTGACCACCTCGACTCCTGATGAATCAGTAGCATTCTTCACCGGTCCGTTCGCCAAACTGCTGGACGATAACTACGTTCAGGAGAAGGTAAAAGTGTGGGCATCCCCGGATATCATGCGCAACCTGAACCGACCGTATTCCGATGCCGCGGGCTTCAAAGAAGGCACTGTGCTGGAATACATCCTGCGCTATGGTCGCATCGAGTCGTTCAACCAGACCTTTAAGCTGACCGGTAACCACTTCATTGCGTACGTTCGCAACTCGCAGTACATCAAGACGCGCATCGCCGCGCCGGTGGGCACCTTCATGATCCCCCGACAGAATCCGTTCGACAACTACAACACTCTGGTCTGGAGTGCAGTTGGTCTGCAGATTAAGCGTGATTTCAACGGTCGCTCTAAAGTCTTCAACGCACAGGGTTAAGGGGCTTCGGCCCCTTTTCTTCGGGAGAAAGCATGAAAACGTTAAAGGTCGAGAAAACCGGCTGCTGGGGCATGATTGATGGCGTCTTCCAGCAACTTCCTGTTGGCCACGAATTCGTCGCGGCGGACGTTCCTGCAGCTTTTGCTGGTCGTGTGTCGGTGGTGGGCGAAGTGGAAGAGCAAGCGCTGGAAGTAGCCACGCCGGGCAATGACGCTGCAGAGCAGGCAGAGCAGCAGGAAGAATCTGCCAGCAAATCGAAGAAGGCGAAATAACCATGGCTGACCCAATCACAGCGGCAGACGTGCAGGCGTTCCTCGGTGAATTGGGTTACTCCATCCCGGCCTCGCTGCTCGATCCGATTCTCTGCGTGGTGAACAAGATTATCCCGTGCCTCGATGGTGCGGGATACGACGAATGCACGGCAAAGCTCATTCTTATGTATGCCGCTGCGCTCATGGCGACGTCATCCGGTGCCCGGCGAATAAAATCGCAGGGGGCGCCGTCCGGGGCGTCCCGCTCGTTCGATTACGGTGACGATGGCATCACCTGGCTGCGGGACTCTCTGGCGAAACTGGATACCAGCGGCTGCACCGGTGAGTTGCCAATCAGCGCCGGCAACAGTGTGGGCCTGTTTATGGTGGTCGGGGGCTGCTAATGGCGTGGGTTTCAGTTCAGCAACGGCTGCCGCGGACGTTTACCCGGGTGTGGGTGATCACCGATACCGGCCAGCAAACGACGGCGTACGTGAAAAGCGACGGCGAGTGGTTCATCAACTGCGACCGCATACGCGCCACAGGCGCTGTTGTGTTGCGATGGAGGGATGACTGATGTCTTCGGTAGCTAATTGGTCATACACCGCGACGGCGACAGTCTGGCGGCGCATACGCGATGCTGACGGTAGCGATACCGACGGCGGAGGTCAGCCGTACGGGTGGGAAGCACCGTTCGCCATTCTCTGTGACTACCAGGGCGGGCTATCCGCGAAAATCGGTGACCTCGGTCGGGAGCTTGTGGTTAAAAACACGATATGGACCGAATACGCAACGGCGCGGGAGGGAGATTACATCCTGATTGGCGCGTCGACCGATGCGGCTCCGCCGGATGAGGCCGATGAGATTCGGCAGATCGTCCAGTTCGCAGATACGTTCGAGCGACTGGCAGACGATTTCGCACTTATAACGGGAGTCTGATTATGGGCGTTAAAGTTCGGGGAGTCTCCAAGGTCAGCAATAACATCAACCGGCTGATTGATAATATCGAAAAGCGAAAAACCATGCGGGCGCTCTACTCTGCTCTGTTTGAGATTGGGCTGGAGTCCGCGGTGCTGGTTCCTATCGATACCAGCACTCTGGTTAACTCTCAGTTCAGAGAGGTTGTTATCAAGGGCACCAGACTAACCGGGAGAATTGGTTATTCTGCAAATTATGCGGCGTACGTGCATGAGGCCAAAGGTATTCATCTTGGAAAAAACACCCCGCGCCCTGTAAGAAAAGGCGAAGCGCCCGGTTCCCGTGGAAATATATGGGACACATCAGGCGAGCCCAAATTCCTTGAGAAAGGTGCTGAAAACGCCAGAGACAGAGTTGACGCAGTTATACGCAGGGAGATGGAGCTATGACACCTCCTATGCACAGGCGGGTTCGAAATGTTTTTGTTGATTCTGGATTGACTGCCGGATACATCGTTCAGTCCCTGTTCTGGAATGATACCGGCAAGGCATCTGACCGCTTTATTGTGTTCCGACCAAATGGTGGCACGTCAGTAGATCGTGATATGGCCGCTGATTACTACGTCATGGTGGACGTGATAAGCAAGGGAAAGGCATCTGCTGACTATGCGCAGTCAGAGAACGACGCTCAGGCCATCATCGATTACGTGCAGCAAAACCCGATGACGCACACCTGCCTTGGGCAGATATCCAACATGGGCGGAATTCCTTCGCCTGTTATCACAGCTGAGGGGCGTATGGTGTGGCGCCTGCAGTTCGCCTGCCTCTTTGGCGGATAACACCGAATAAAACCACATAAGGTCGCCTGGAGCGGCCTTTTTTATTATCTGAAGCGAGGTAAGCAACAATGCAAGGCTGCTCCGACAACGGACAACTAATTGGTCGCGCTAAGACGCTGGAACTGGCTTACGGCTGTGCCGACCAGTTTCCGGCGGAAGGCGACTGGAAACTGATGGGGTTGCCAACATCGGCAACGTGGGACCTTAGCCCGGAGGCTCTGACCTCTGATGCAGATAACGGCGGATTCAGTTCAAACCTTATTGCCAGTCTGGATCCGACCTACTCCATTGAAGGGGAGGTTCGCGTTAAAGACCGCACTGATGAGTTTGGCATTCAGCAGTTCGTGAAATACATCGTCGATGAGGTTCGTGCCCGCCGCCAGCCAGGTGTATGGATGCGTTTCCACTGGGGCGATTATTACCACATCGGCTATATGGTCCCATCAGGAGCCAGTGACGGTGGTGGTGTGAAAGAAATCGTGACCTACAGCTTTGAGTTCAAACTGGCTGACGGTCAGACTTTCCAGATCACCGAAGCTGATGGTGACATTCTGGTTACCGGTGTAAGTGTTGCGCCGACGACCAGTTCTATTGCTGCTGGCTCCAGTACTACATTCGCAGTGAATATTGCACCGGAAGATGCTGATAACAAACTGTTCACAGCCAGCTCATCCGTGCCGGCACGTGCAACCGTCGCCATCACTGGTAATACGGTAACCGTGTCAGCGCCGTCAGGTGCAACGGCGGGAACAGCAACAATTACTGTGAAGACGGTTGATGGTGAATTCGTGGCTACCCACGTGGTTACTGTCACGGCGTAAGCAAAACAAAGGGCAGGATCCTGCCCTTGATTTTGTTTACAGGAGGCAGCAAATGGTTCCGCTAAAAGAGCTGGGAGAATGCCTGGTAACCGTCGGGGACCGGGATTATTTTTTCCGGCCATCATTCATGGCTATGTCGCGCATTGGCGAGCCAGCAGAAATAGTTCAGACGTTCTATGACCTTTGTAACGATGAAATAACACCTCTCATTCAGAGGGTTGTCGAAGCGTACGGCAGAGTGCCTGAATGGCTGGCTAAACACCTTTCTGCTTTACATCTTGATAAGAAATCTCTACTGGCTGCCCATACGGTCCTCACCGCTTGCTGCAATGATGACATAGGTGATCTGGTTGGCTGGATGAAGCCCGGCAAAACCAAAAGAAGGGCGTTTGTGTGGCATAAGGGCGTCATGAATCCGCAGGATATGGTCATCCTTGCAAAAAGTCTGATGATGCACGGCATTATCGGAAAGGCCAAAGTACGCAAACTTCAGCGCCATGAGACAAATGAAAAAACCAGTGAGTTCAGAGCTGCCGATTACGTTATCGCTGCACGCAACCACTTCGGGATCAGCAGAGAGGAAGCTGAAAATCTGACGATGACCGAATTCAGCCTAATGCTCATCGCCAAATACCCGGATCAGAAAGGGTATACCAGGGAAGAGTATGACGATGCAGCCGATGCTTACTTTGCAAGACGCAAACGGAAGCAGGCCAAAGCCAACCAATAAGCCAGCCTCGGTATAGTCCGGGGCTTTTTTATACCCGCAACAAATCGCGCATTCGCGTGCGCATCTTCCAGCAAGAGCTTTCCGTAGTGTGAGTCTGAGGCAGGGCGGTGGTTCCCATCGTTCCGCTCTTGGCTGCCCATGTCTACGCGAACAGGCTCGCACCACAGAAAGGTAAATACGATGAAATATCCAACCGTATCAGTAAACGGCGTTTCCGTTCGTGTTGATGATTATGGGCGCTACAGCCTGAATGACCTGCACGCTTCAGCGGTATGTAGTGGTCAAGCCAAAGAGAGCCAGGGACCAAGTCAGTTCCTTCGCTCCAAAAGGGTTAAAGATTTCGTTCAAACCTTAGCCAGAATGCAAAAATGCACTCTGGAAGAAAATCAACCAGTTAAGGTTATTAATGGTGGTCTGAATCAAGGCGTGTGGGCTCTGGAGATCGTCGCTATTCGCTATGCCGCATGGCTCAGTGCTGAGTTTGAAATCCGTGTTTATCAGACATTCCAGTCTCTTGTCCGTCAGGGATTTGATGCCATGGCTAGATTAAATAAAATCGACCATGTGATAAACGCTGAAACTAAGGAAGTGAGTGAATGCGCAAGCCGTATGGGCAAGTGGGGTGCCGGTGGAAGAAAGCGCCTGCTTATGGCCGCCCGCGCCCGTGTGGTAGACGAGGTTCAGATGTACCTCCCTGGATTTGAGGCATAAATGATGCGGCATGGACGCCATGTATTAATGCTCTTATAACCACTAAAACTGGTAGTCCCTGTCAGTCTTTTAAATGATGTTAATATGTTTCCAATTAAAACAAAAGGAAACATGGAATGAAGAAGTTACTCATGGTTATGATGGTTAGCGTTGCTTTGGCAGGGTGCGCTTCAAGCGGAAATCAGTCGCTAAAGAAAGAATCTGAGGCAAGCGTCAAGTCAAAAATAGTTGAGGGCGTAACGACCAAATCCGATATCAAAAAAACCTTCGGATCCGCCTCAAAGACCTCCTTTACTGATGGCGGTAAAGAGATATGGACTTACGAGTTAGCTGATGTTTCCCTGGATGCTGTCAGTTATATTCCGGTTGTTAACTGGTTTGGTTCTTCTGCATCGGGAACGAAAAAAGAACTGGTCATCATGTTTGATGGAGACAAAGTTCAGCGCTATTCAATGTCAGAGTCTCCGGTTTCAACGAAAACTGGTGTTTTCAAATAATAGTATTTTGATATTCAGACCCGCTTAACTGCGGGTTTTGTCGTTCCCATTCATACCTGATAGGATTGTTATGAACATTCAAAACGGACACATCCTAAAATGAAAAAGACGATCTTGGCTTTGTGTGTAGCTGCTATCCCTCTGGTATCAACCGGCGCTGAATATGTAACGGAAGGCTCTTGGCAGGTTAAGAAAGAAGAAAATAAGATGACCGATATGACTGATGTTGTAGCCATTAATAGGTCACCAGATGTCTATATGAGACAAGGAATTGAAAGAACTACTTCCATTATCTTGCGATGCCGTGAGGGAAAAACGGAAGCATATCTTTCCGTAGATGAGTATATGGGGATTGATGACCCGTTAATAACCATCAGGCTTGATGGAGGAAAGCCGCAGAAACGGAGATGGAGTGCTGCAGAGGGGGGCGAGGCGGCGTTCAGCCCCAAGGCCATACCCTTCATAAAGGATATTTCCTCTCATAAAAAAATGATCCTTGGGTTCGAGCCATATGGTTCAACGATGCAGGTAGTTGAGTTTGACCTCACTGGAGCAGATTCAATAGCAAAAGAAATTTCCTCTTCATGTAAGTGGAAAAAGTGATTTCTGCCGTGCTATCCGTGATCAGCAAGTGAAATAACTAATCACATACATAACCTCGCTCCGGCGGGGTTTTTTATTGCCCGGAGAAAAGTAAATGGCTGGAACGTTTGATGCTGGCAGCGTTATCTACGAAGTCGACATGGATACTTCGCGTTTACTGGCAGCGCGAAGAGAAATTGATGCGGCACTGAACGGTCTTAATGGGAGCATGGGCCGCCTTGAAGCCAGCGTTAACCGCACTGAGCGCTCTATTGGATCGATGGAACGAACAATGTCCAGCCTTTCTGGCGTTGCTAAAGGCTTGCTGGCCGCGCTTTCTGTGCAACAGGTTGCGAGTTACGCCGATGCCTGGACTGAACTGAATAACAAAGTCGCTAACTCGGTTCGTACTGGAGAGACGCAGGCCGAAGTTATGCAGCGGATCTTTGATGTTTCACAAGCAACCCAGTCATCCCTGAACGGCACGGCGACTCTTTACGCCCGGCTTGAGCGCGGAACCAGAACATACAACACCAGCGCAGAAGATTTAACCCGCCTTACCACCATTATCAACCAGGGATTTGCGGTATCCGGCGCAACTGCTCAGGAAGCTGAGAACGCAATCATTCAGCTATCACAGGGTATAGCTTCCGGCGTTCTGCGCGGCGAAGAGTTTAACTCAGTGTCAGAGCAAGGCAGCCGCCTCATGGTCGCTCTGGCTGATTCGATGGGTGTTTCTATTGGTCAGTTAAGGGCTATGGCCGCTCAAGGGCAACTGACAACAGACGTTGTAGTTAAGGGGCTTCTGTCACAAGGGGATGCAATCGGCAAAGAATTTGCCAACACCACCGTCTCAATCGCCAAGGGATTGCAGGTGGCCGGTAACAACGTAACGAAGTTCTTTGGCGAAAACTCGACGGTTAAATCATTCGCAGCAGGGTTCCGAGACTCTGTTATTACAATAAGCGAAAACCTTGAGACTCTGGGGACAGCTTTAATTGGCGCTGCTGCAATAATGGGCGGTAGGTTTGCTGGCGCGTTAGCAATGGCAACAGCCGCTCAAGCCTCAAGAGTTAAGGCAACAATTCAGGGAATAGTTGCGACAAGGCAATCGGCGCAGCAGGAAGCTGCAGCGGCATCAGTAACAGCCAGAAAAGCAGTAGCAGATAAAGATGCTGCCCTTTCCGCTCTAAATCTGGCAACTGCGGAGTATAACGTAGCAAAAGGATCTGCCGCTGAAGCCTTTGCACTTGAGAACGTTATACGGCTAAGGGGGATTTATGTCGCAACATCCGCTGAAGCTGCATTGGCTAATAATGCACTAGCGGCATCACAAGCCAAAGTGGCCGCTACGGGTATAACTTTTGCAAACACAATGAAGGTAGTGAATTCGGTTACTGCTCCTTTGGGTGGGCCCATTGGCGTAATAGCCATTGTTGCCGCTGGCTGGTATCTGTATTCACAGCGACAGGCTGAGGCCAGAAAAGAGGCAATAGCTTTTGCTGACACCGTACCTGACGTTATTAAGCGCCTCAAGGACATGAATCTTGCTCAAGCTCAGGGCGTTAGGGCTGATACGGTCACCTCAATTGAGGCGCAAAAGGAAGCTATTAGCGATCTGAAAGATACCATTTCAGGTCTGCAATCCGATTACGAGAAATATACAACGCTTGCAAGGCAATATGGAGTTACCGAAGATCAAAATAATGGTTTCGTGATTAAGGCAAGGGATGCCGCAAACGAGTTGGCCAAAAAGCGCAGGGATCTGGATGGAGCGACAGCCACTCTTAAGCAAACTGAAGACGCATTACACCTAATTAACATTCAAGTTAATCAGGGCATTGTTGATCAGATGAGGGCTGCCAGAGATAACGCTATCGCTATCGCTGAAGCAGAAAAGCAAGCGTCATTCCTCGGTGGAACCCAGGCATTCCTGGCTGAAAAACTCGGCCAATCAACGCAGGCCCTGAAAGCCTTCAACTCAGAGAGTCTGAAAATAAACTGGGGCGGGAAAGAAGGCGAGAAGCTAATTAAGCAGGCTGAGCGCCGACTTGCCTTGTCAAAGCTGGAGGGGGAAGCAAAAGCCAGGCAGCAGGCGGCCTATGATGCTGAGGATGCAGGCGTTACAGATGATCGAGCAATCAAAAGGCTTCAGGATAATTATGCTGCAACAGAGAGAAACACTCAGGCAAGAAAGGATCAGAAGAAGGAAGATAAGGCGGCGGAATCTGAGGCTAAGAAACTTGCTAACCAGCAGGAGTCAGTAGCCCAAAAACTAGCCAACTTGAAGCAGCAATCAGAACTCGCTGCTGGCTCAACGCAGGAGTTAAGCCGGGAGAAGGCGATCCTCAATGCTCAGCTTTCGCTTGGCAAAGGCGCTACGCAGGAACAAATAGCGCTGGCTGGGCAGTATGCTGCTAAAACGTGGGATACGGCCAACGCTATCAAGGCGCAAGCCGCGGCTGAGAAACTTCTCCCTGACGCGCGCGAGAATGCAAGTTACAAGCAGGATGTGCAGGATTTAAATACTGCACTGGCTGCGAAGAAGATCAGCCAGGAGCAATACAACGAGACCTCCGAGAGACTGGAGGCTCAGCACCAGGTTAATCTGGCTAAGATACGCGCTCAGCAAACTGTAAGCCCCATGCAGGAAGCTCGGGGGCAGATTGACCCTGTCCAACAGCTGGCTAATCAGCACGCGCAGGAGTTGGCTCTAATCCAGCAGTTTGAATCGCAGAAGGGGCAGATTACTCAGCGCGGACTTGAGCTGATGAATGCCGCTAACACTCAGTACGAGCAACAGCGCATAGCGGCGCAGTGGGAGATATGGCGACAACAAAATGCAGGATATGAAGTAGCTGCCGCGGCGTTTGATTCATTTGCTGGAAACGCCTCCAACGCCCTCACTGGCATAATCACTGGCAGCATGTCTGTCAGCGAAGCTATGAGCTCACTCGGATCAACTGTCCTAAACAGCGTTATCAACTCCTTTGTCCAGATGGGAGTTGAGTGGTTGAAGTCTGTAATTATGGGGCAGGCTGGAATGACCGCCGCTTCTGGAATGGCTATTGCGCAAGGGCAACTAATAGCCGCATCCATGGCTCCGGCTGCTGCAATGACCTCCCTTGCCACGGCTGGCGCTAACGCTATCCCCGCTCAGGCAGGAATAGCTTCAACAGTTGGCATGGCGCAGGCCCTTTCAATAGCCGGCGCTCGCTACAACGGCGGCCCGGTATCAGCTGGCGGCCTGTATCAGGTCGGCGAAAAAGGTAAACCAGAGATTTACCAGGCCAGCACCGGCAAGCAGTACATGATCCCCGGCGATAACGGCAAGGTCATCAGCAATAAGGATATGAATGGCGGCCAGGTCCAGGTAAACATCCAGTTTTATGACCAGACCAGTGGCGGACAGCATTCATTCCAGGCGCAGGCCAGCCAGGAAGGTGGTGTTGTGACAGTGGAAGCTTTTCTTACCGATGTTGATCGCAATGGGCCAATGTCCTCTGCAATTCAAAGCGCTTATGGCCTCGGAAGAAAAGCGCAAGGTGCTTACTAAACCAAACCCGCTCCGGCGGGTTTTTTAATGGGTGAACATAATGAAAGTAGCAATCGAAGTTAATGGCGAGGTTATCTGGTACCGCGACAGCGATAAACAGGAGGGGGTGGCGTCGTTGGGCTACTTGAAGGACGGCACACAGCAGAAAATCATTGCCGCCCTTGAAGAGGCATTATTCCAGGCGAAAGGGCAGTTACAAATATCTGATAGCCATGACGCGCCGCGGGCAAAGACGATAAGCGCGTCGATATCTATCGATACCAGCGAAGCCCAATCGCAGCTTGATGATTTAATCTCCTTACTTGAGCTTAAATTTGGTTCCCTTCAGTCTGTCCCGAAGCGTATCAACCAGGAACTCTCTGCCATGGCGAACGACATCGTCTTTGCTGATAGCTCGACCACAGGAGGCGCAGGACTCGACATTATCTATGGTGTGCGGTTCGGTGCTAAATATGAATTGCTCACTGCCGCAATCAGGGCAGGAGAGTTTGATTCTGAATTTCTCTGACATAAACCTATCCTCTCGCTGTGTGTGAAAAATACACAGTATCAGCGAGACACATTTAGTAACATCCTGATAAAAGATCAGTGCCGCAGCCGCGGCATTTTTTATGCCCGGAGGAAACGTGGCAACAGTTCAATACCCTCCGTTCCTGCCACTGCCCCAGCGCGCCGATCAGAACATGACGCAGGATACAGCCTGGCAGACGACGCAGACGGCAATCGGTCCATTGATAATCACGCCGATCACTACGGACCTTAAAGCGACATGGACGCTGCAGTGGATATTCACGCTCGCGCAGGCCGAGAGGTTTAAGTCGTGGCTTCGCTCGCCGACGTACTGCGACCGCGGGCGTAACTGGTTCCAGATGCCGATCGACCTGGGTGACACGCAGGGTGTGCAGCAGCAGACGCTGCATTTCGTCGATATGCCGGTGCAGACCAGCAAAAACGGCAACGTAGTCACCTGGACCGCAACGGTTATCAGTAACGGTATCGAGGATATTACTGAAGATTACGACGACTGGATTGTCGAGGCTCAGCCTGGCTATGGATACTGGCTGGATTACCTGATCACCGAAGTGATGCCGAGGGCCGACTGATGCCTACATTGAGAGAGTGGAAGGAGCGCCGGCCGGCGAGCGACATCAAACAGACGGTGGAGTTTTATCACCCTGCGTTTGGTTATTACCGGGTGGTCAATAATCTGTTTCGCCCGGCGACGTTCGGCGGAAACTCGTTTGAGCCTGCGCGGTTCAGCGTGACCGAGCCGGCGCAGGACGGGACGGCGGTCATATCCATGACGATCACTTTTGTCGCCGCGACGGAGCATGTCCGGCAGACGCTGAAAAGCTGGCGCGGGGCGGCGCGCATGACGCCGATAAAGTGCCTGTATCAGCAGTGGAATGCGATTGGTGATGCATCATCCCTGAAAGACTGGACGCTTTACGTGAACGACATTTCAGCCGATGCCAGCAACGTCACCGTGACCGCCGGAAAGACTAACCCGCTGACGCTGGCCAACTCCATCATTTACACCACGAAAGACTATCCCGGGCTAATCACCGTATGACACAGAGCGACTTTATCGGGCTTGTTAACGGCAAGCCATGGGCTAACCGCGCCTGCTGTTTTGAGCAGATGGACTGCTGGGGCCTGGTGGTTCTCTATTACCGGCATGTGCTCGGCCTGGAGCTGCATCACATCGCCGGCTACGAATCGGGCGCGGATTTCATCACCTGCTACGAACAGGAACACGCCCACTGGCGGCGTGTGCCGGTGGCGGCAACCGGCTGCATCGCCGTTTTTTACCGCGGCGAAGTGCCGGCGCATATCGGTGTGATGATCAGCCCGGTGAAATGCCTGCACGCCCGCGGGGAGTTTGGTTTTGTGCGCTGCGATAGCCCGCTGGCATTACTGAAGGTTTACAGCAAAGTGGAGTACATGGTGCATGGTGCGATATGAGTTACAGAGGCTGCCTGGCGCGCCGCTGCAGCGGGGGACGGTAGATGTCGGCACCACACTGGTGAGCCTGCTGGATTCTCTGCAGCTGCACCGCGATGTTATCGTGAAACTGAATGGCCGAGCACTGCCTGACGATTACGATATCAGCCGGCCACTGCGATCCGGTGACGTGGTGGCTGTGTTCGACCAGCCAGAGGGCGGGGTGGGAAAGCTCATCACCACGATATTGCGTCCGGTCACGAAAATCCTCTCCGGCGCGCTGAAGGTGTTCGGACTGTCAAATAAGCCTAGTGCGTCGGTATCGGTGGCGACAGGCGAATCCCCCAACAACGACTTAACCGGCCAGACGAACCGCGCGCGACTCTACAAGGGGCGCCCAAACATTTATGGCCAGTGCCGCGTGTTTCCCGATTTGATTCAGGAAGCGCTGTTTGAGTTCGTCGACAATAACAAGCAACTCACGGAGTGGTTTGAAGTCGGTTACGGCCGGTACACCATTTCCTCGATCCGCTACTCGGAATCGAACCTCGGCAGCCTGGCGGGCGCCAGTTCTGCGATTTATAACCCGGGAGACGTGATCGGAACAATTGAGGTGGGGTATCAGTTCGATGACGTCGATAATGAAACTGTCCCCGGACTGAACGAAAGCCAGGACTTCCCGGCCCAAACCGCTACCACGACGGCGCCGACATCGGTGGCGATCGAGAGTAATCAGCTAAAGGCTGTTGTGCTGTCGAACGATGACAACTTTGCCTACTTCGCTGCGCTGGCGGTGCCACACCCCGTGTCATTCGTCATTAATGCTACCTGGAACGACGGTGGCTCAAGCGTCACACGGAACGTCACTGGCGCCGGGAATATCATCTCATCGGAGAGCTTTATCGGCGGCGATACGCTTTCGTACACGACGTTTTATATCGGCGAACTCTCGGGAGAAATTACGTCTCTGCCGGGCAATGCGGTTATCAATCCGACACTGTTCACGCTGAATGACCAGACTCCACTTGTTATCGGTCCGTCAGTGTCGCCGATTGTCTCGACGCAGGTCTGGGTGCATGTGCTGGTTCAGCTCGGCGCGACGGCCGGCACAACGCAATACAGGATCAAGTTCTGGCAGGTCGATGACGACAACAATCAGGTGCCCGGTACGTCAGAGCAGCACGATTATTTCTTCGATAACGACTTCCAGGTGACGACCCGGTATTTCCGCACAACGCACAAGTTTGTCCCGGCTGCCGGGGCGGGGCGCTATGCGGTGACCATCGAGCGCCTCGACAACAGCAATGACGCTAACGTCGTGACGCTGATGGCAATCCACGCGGTGAACGTGCGCGAAAACGTTGTTTATCCGGAAGACACGATTGCCCGCATCACGATTAAGGGGTCGAATGACAGCAACTCAAACCGCGAGCAGAAGTACAACATGCTGGCGCAGCGGCATACCATCAGCTACGACCGGACAACCGGAGCGGTCGATTATACGCTGCGGCCGAGTCGTTCGTTTGCTGACGCTATCCTGCATGAGTGGGTTGTTGTAAGTAAGCAGGACGTTGGCAGTATTGACGTCGCAGCTCTGTATGCCATTGCTGATTCGCTGCCGGATGCCCAGCTTGGGTATTTCGATTACACCTTCTCGGATGAGAAGCAGCCGCTGGGTGAGCGCATAGCGACGATCGCCAATGTGGCCCGCGTTGATGGCAATAACATTGGCGATGTACTGACATTCTGGCGTGATGAGAAGGTGACAAATCCCGATGCGGTTTTTGCGCGCTCAAACATGTTCTGGGACGAGTACAAAGTCGCCTGGCAAATGTCTCTCCCCGGTGGTTACGACGGCGTGGCGCTGGATTACGTCGACCCGCTGACTAACAAGAAGGCGTACATCTACCTGCAGATCGACAGCAGCGGCATCACTGAGGTTGAGGATGCCACTGTTAACGCGATGCAGATCAGCCTGGACGGCTGCCGAAACGCCACTCAGGCAACCGATCGGGCCTGGCTTGAGGCGAGGAAAATCCTTTACTCACGCCTGACCATGACAGTGAAAGTGCTGGAGTCGACGCAGGTGGTGCGCGGAACGGTGGTTCAGTGTCCGGACATGTACGACAACGCGCAGCAGACTGGATACATCACCGGACGCTCCGGGGATGTGTTCTCGACGTCAGAGCGTATCGACTTTTCTCTCGGCGATATGTGGGTGGTGATGACCGACAGCCTCGGCAATTACCGCGGGCGCTGGCGAGCTTATCCGGTAAGCGGCAAAGCCCAGGCATTTCAGGCTGCAGCCGATACCTTCGATCTGAACATTTATGACCGGAGTGCGGTGCAAAACCCCAGTCGGTATTTCATCGCTACCGACTCGGAACTGAACTCCACAATCTGGCGCGTAGACAGCGCCAAACCCAATGGCGACGGCACACAGACATTAACCCTCTCTGAATATTCAGACTCGATTTATCCGTAACGCACAGCAGTAATTACCAACCTTCGCGCACAACATCAGATTAATTTCTGAGGGTTTCGTGCGCCTTTTACATAGGGCGACATGCACAATGGCAGAAGTACCGTTACCAACTCCGACAGATAACGCTGTTCCGAGCACGGATATCCGGGATGCAGTTTATGCCGGCGCCATGCTGGATAAGGTTGTTACCAGCACCGAACTGAAATACACCGATCGCCTCGGCGGTGAGCACTACACCGTAGATGGAATTAAGGCGGAAGGGGACAAGGTCGTTGAGGAAACTAGGCAGAACCTGATCCCTCTCAGTCGGCAGTATATGACCCTGGAGGCAGCTCAGGCGGATATTGCTAATATCCCCGAAGGGAGCACAACGTATTACCGCAGCCCGGACGACAGCGCCCTTGCGATCGAAGTCATGAACGTTGGCGGGACGCTGCAGCCTACCGGGCGAAAAATGCCTTCTCAGAAGGCTGTTGACGATATTGCAGAACAGACCCAGCAGGCGACAGACTGGTTGCAGCGCATTTATCTGGGTCAACAGAGCCAGACCACTGCAATCAGTGACACCGCAGATAAATCGAATGCAAATGAAGCCATGCTACAGCGCATTTATCTGGCGCAGCAGTTACTTTCGTGCGCAGTGAATGAGGTGAGCGGCCTGCCTGACACAGTACCGGTCATGCAACTGGATGCGCTGATGACAATCTCCACCCTGGGGGGCGCTCTTGCGGCACTTGATGGGTTTGATCCCGGGGAAGGAGACGGGGCCGGAGACCAGCAACGTCTTCTCAACAATCTTTATAGCCTGTCCATGCTGGGCGGAGCACTGGTGCCGCTGGATGGTTTCGATCCTGATGCGATTTCTGTTGAGGCCCGCGAAACGTACAGCGAGCAGTACACGTTCCCGAAGCCGGGCAATATTATTAAACTATTTGTCACGTCGCCATCCGGTATTCCGGCCTCTAAAGGCGAGGGCGAATATTACACCACCGCCACTATTGATATTGATGGTGAAATACTGAATATCCCGTATTCATCCATTTCCGTGCAGGGGGATTCGTCCGCTGCCTACGCGAAAAAAAACCTCAATATCGGGTTATATATTGACGACAAATACGATGATTTATTTACGCTAAAAATTGGCGACTGCCTGCCGCACGATGAATGGGTGTTTAAGGCCAACTGGATTGACCACACCAATTTACGCAACCTGATGAGTTATCATCTGTGGGAACGAATGATGGCATCCCGCGACGGCTGGCCGAAACGAGATATCGATAATTATTACGTCGGAAAAACCGGGCTGGATGAAATGGATACGCGGGCAACGGGATACCCTGTCGGCTATCCCTGCGTCATGTATATCAATGGTGATTTCTACGGCACCGGGGCGCTGGCTATTGGCAAGAAGAAAGAAAATTATAATATCCCGAAAAATAAAGCTGAACAGATAATGATTGTCATGGGGGGATGGAAGCCCATCACCACCATGTACGATAATGCCCATGTAACCGATTCGGATACCATAGAAATCAAGGCGCCGAAAACCGTGTCGGAAGAAACGCTGGGCTACCTGCAAACATGGGACACCTTTGCGAACCTGGCGCAGGCTGATTTTACACAACAGGCCCCGGAACATCTCGATACCCGCAATGTTGTTGATTTTTATTTGTTGCTGGCCGTCGTCGGTGCGACAGACCTCTTTGCCGGTGATAAGGCCAAAAACGCGATTTTTTATACCTGGGACGGGACAAAGTGGTATTTCGGGCCGTATGACCTCGATACCACTTACGGGTTGCATTTCAACGGCACGCAGATTAGTTATGCCGCTGATTCAGCACCGAAAACCGACAGCGGTGCGTTCTGGAAAAAAATACTGGTCACGTATGCTGACGAGCTGGCGGCCCGTTACGCCGAACTCCGCGATAAAGATATTTTCAGCGTGAATTGCCTCTATGACATTGCCGCCGGACTGTCCGCGAAATATACCCACGAACTTGATAAAGCGGAAATCAATAAATGGCCGACGAAACCGTCGCTAACCGTCACGAGTCGCGATCAGATATTCGGCTGGTTTAACGACCGTCTGGCGTATCTCGACAATAAATTTAATTACACCCGATAAGGAAAACCTGAAATGACGACGATTTTAATTAAAGACGCGCTCCGCCAGTCGGTAGAGGCCGCCAGCGGCGGGTTACAGACGGTGCTTTATACGGCAAAAGGCCAGCCGTCGTTTATGAACATTATTGAAAAATTCGACATGTCGGTTATTGACCCGGCCCTGAGCGGGACACACCCGGCGTTTATTATCAATGGTACGGAAGTCAGTCAGATCCTGGTGGGTACCTACACGGCGTCGTTAATCAACGGGGAGTTGCTGTCCCTGCCGAATCGCCAGTCGTCAACCCCCACTCTGGCAGCGGCGGTGGCTGCGGCGCGCGCGGGTGGGAATGGTTTTCACGTCATGACCAATGCGGAGTGGTCTGCGGTTCAGATGCAGTGTTACGCGCTGGGGTTCAACCCTAAAGGAAATAACTATTACGGGCGGGATGCAACCGACAGCACGCAATACGGCCGCCGGGTGGATGGGGTGAGCGCCACAGACGGTATCACAACCGGCGCGCCGGTGATTTACACAGGATCAGGCCCGGTGTCTTTCCGGCACAATAACGCGTACAACGGTATCAGCGATGTGAACGGAAACTACAACCTGCTGACACCAGATGTCCGTCTGTGCGGTGCCACCGGTGAGCTGCATATTTTTGCAAACAATAACGCTGCTGCGGGGGCGGTCGATTTGTCAGCCACTTCGTCAGCCTGGAAAGCGATCAACGCAGTCACCGGCGAGTTAATGGAGCTGTCATATACGGGCACACCAGGCGTGGATTTTGTTTCGAATCTGGCGAACAGCGTGAAGATACTCAATGCGTCAGCGGTGGGTAATAACTACACGCTCACCGCCACTGACGGCGCTGCGTTTTCATCCATGGCCAATGCTGGCGCGATCCCGGTTTCGGCAACGGCGCTGGCGGTACTGAAAAAGTACGGCCTTTATCCGCTGGTAGCCAATGCCGCCACGCTGGGCGGCGACAAAATTGTGATTTCCGCCACCACTGCAACGGCTGCGACCGAGCGCATGTTGCGCCGCCAGGGTTCCTATACGGATGGCGCACTCGCCGGTGTCTGGATGGCTGGTTTTAACGGTGTTCGTGCTGCGAGCGGAGTATCGGCGTTTCGTGTGGCGTATTACGCATAAAAACGGGAGGAAATATGAGCCTGATTATTGTCAGCAATGATTTATCGGAAGAAGTACACCTGGTGACGGTGGAGAACGGCGCGGCCACGGCCACGGAGCGACTGAGCGGGGCCAGCGTATCAGCGGAGGAAATGGAAACCCTGTTTCCCGGATTCGCCGACGCAATTACCGCGGCCCAGGATACTGCCGAACTACTGGGGGCGCTGGGATCACTGAATGAGAGTTTTATCTGGGCGCAGGTGTCCGGCGCCCTGCGGTAATGTGAAAAGGCCCTCCGGCACGCCGGAGGGTAATACTGTATGCGTCTGAACGCACACTTCACAACAAAGGGATCTTAACTTAACGGCGCATAGTAAACCGGGCGTACGCCCTGCTCAGTAATAACGGTTAACGGACCGCCCAGCATCCCGAACTGGAAAATACCCGACAGAGCACGGACCGGATGTACCGCTGAAGTCGCCGACGGGGTGTACTGCGCCGTTTCACTACCACGCACGATGCCTGCGCCGGTTTAGCCGCAGCGAGGGAGCAGGGGAGATTCGGCGGCCGCCGCCGGGTAATGACTGAAGAAGTGGTGGAGCGGTGCCGCCGAATGCTGGAGAACGGCGCTACCCGGCAACAGATCGCAGATGTGACAGGCGTGGACGTGAAAACAATCTACAAGTACCTCCCGGCGACTTGAAGACAAAGATTTCACTACTTTTCCTGATATGTTACGTTTGGCTTAATCAATTCATTCAGCTTTGAAAACAGTTTGGTTTGTTCGTGAACGGTAAGAAAACAATAAGTTTTGAGCAATTTTTAACTATTAACAGCAATCTTGTTTCCATCTCAGATACATGGGCTGACTTGTGGGCGTTAATTTTTCACACGGGTTTAAGCGCTGGAAGGCTGCTGAGTATTCGATATGATGATATTGATGGTGACTTGATACTGATACGAAAACAGGGTCACCTGAAGGAGCTACGTGTTGAATCAACCCCTCCAGTGGAGGGGATCATTGCTCGTAGAAGAGAACGCTATCCAGAAGATGTTTTTTTATTTCAGAGCCATTCTAACCGTGTGAAGTACCAACGCCGGCCGGTCACTATAATTGCTTTCAACGCCGCTTTACGTCGCGCCGCTAGATCATTACCAGACGTTAACGTAAGCAGTAGTAGCGCGAGAAACATACCGGACTAAGCGCCTGTCCAGTCGCGTGTGGCCGATGTGACAGGCGTGGGGGTGAAGATTATTTACAAATATTTTCCGGTACAATACGGCGATAAAAAATCCCCTTAAGCAGGCACACTTAAGGGGAAAATACTACATAACATCATTGCTGTGTGCGTCTTTGCGCTCATCTATCTTCCAAGAAGATGCCTAAAGCTTCCAGATATTTCTGGTCTGAGCAGTTAAAACATTGGATCGGCGGTCTATGTGATAGGAGTAAGCGTGCAGCAAGAACCGTATTGACGGGGATGTGTTATTCAGTCGGCAGTGCTACGCGCCAGGGGAGCAGTTCGCCGACCCGGTTTATCGGCCAGTCGGCTATGACGTCAAGGACATAGCGGA